CCCAAAGTGCTTTTTCTTTTTTGCCTAATTTTTTCTTTAAATTATAAATTAAAGATTTTTTACCAATGTACTTTTTTCCAGTTGGTAAATGAGTTGTTTGATAAATAAAACCGAACGCTCCTTTAGGGAGGTCAATAATTTCATTAATTAATTTTTCTTGATAGTACCACATAATAATTAATATAAAAAAAAGACCCTGGAAAACCAAGGTCTTATTAATATTTTATTTGATTAATTATTAATCAATATATCCTCCTACGTTACCTGGATCTATAGCAATATCACCTGCTGCTATTAATCCATTTCTTCCAATTATTCTCATTAACCATTGAGTTGATGATAATGAATAACAGTGAATTTCATCACCTACTAATAAATGTGATGTTGCTAATTTAACCATAGTATTAGCAGTTCCATGTGTACCAGTAGCTGTTGTAGCAGTTTCAATATCTGCAGAAGTACCAGATTCAAATACTTGATAAGTAATTGTGTCTGTTGATTCCTCAACAACTGTAAAACCTACAAGTTTAGCAATTACTGCTGCATTTTGTGGTAAAATACAAATATATTCACCTGCTTGAGTTGGTGTTGGTAATGCGAATGTTATAGCATTTGCATTGTCAGTAGCTCCTGGTAAACCAGTTGCTGTTCCCCAAAAATAAGTGTGACCACTTACTAACGTATAAATTGATGTATCGTTATCAATATCAACTAATAATTTTCCTGGTGCTTTTACTGATGAATCTACTACATGAGTAGCTCCTGTAAGTGTTGTAGTTGCTGCTACTGTTCCACCGTCTGTTAAATTTAAATAACTTTCCAACATGTCATGGAAGTTGGTTTCTGTTGGTTTGTCTCCTGTGTTGAAGTAACCTTTTAATACTGTTGTTGTACGTGTAGTCATATTATTCTTATATTATTTAATGTTATAACTTTAATTGTTTTGTTATACATATACATTTTCTTAAAGAAACACATGTTTAAGTATCCCATCTTACAATAAAAGTTGTGTCTGTTTCGTTTGAAGTTCTAATTGGTTGGTTTAATTTTCCTATTACTAATAATTCATTATGTTCATTATATAAACCTATTGTTGTTATGTAAGGTTTAAACATTGAGCCTGTAGTAAAATTAGCTAATTCATATTTGTTATCTGACATTGATTTTCTAGCAGATATATTCATTGTACTATTAAATTCTTGTTCTTCTACAGTACATTGATATTCATGTTCTGTTATTTGGTGGGTTCCTTGAAATTCTAATTTATTTATTCCTGTGTATTTATTTGGATCTACAGTAAAATCACTTTCTACTGCCATTTCCCCAATACCTATACTTCCTAAAACAGAATAGTATTTAGGATGTGTTATTGTTGCAAATCCATTTTGGTAAAATATATTTCCTATATAAGGAGAAGTATTTATACTTTCTGATATATTTGTTATTTCAGTAGTTGTATAAGGGACTTCCCATATATTTATATTATTTAATTTTCCATTAAAATACCTAAATGAAGAATTTTTTAAACTTTCATCTAAAATACTAGTATTTCCTTTTGAACCAATATAAAGATTAGCTCTATTTCTAGTTGATTTTTTTAATGTATCTTCTCCTTCTACTTTTAATTCTCCATTAACCCATATTTGCATTTTAGATGCACTTTTTTGACATAAAATGTGTGTAGATCCAGAAACATGCCCATCTGATCCTGTTACATGAATGTTTATTGATAATTTATTAAATGTATCTGCTCTATCAAAATAAAGAGACCCACTTTTCATATAAATTTCAAAAGGAAATTGTGATTCAGCAACAATATCCATTGGTTGCATATTACCAGATACAGTTGTATTTAGTATTTCAGAAGTTCCTGTCATAGATGAAGGGACTACTGTTTTTGTTGTGCTTTTTCCTATAATATCTCTTCTATAATTGTCTAATTTTTTTAAGTTTACTTTTCTAACAAGTAAATATTGAAATGTTTTAGCTGTGTCCTTAAGAGAATTATCATAGATTAAAGTTGATGGGTTATATTCTTGATATTGAGTATTAGTTTCCTGATTACTTACTACTAGTAAATTACTTGAGTGTAAAAATGTTGTATTTTGATTTCCATCTTTTCCTATAAAATTAGAATTTGAAAAAGGATTTAATTGTGTTATTATTTCATTTAATTCTGTTTCGTTAGGTAACCACCAATCACTAAATCCAGATACTGTTGGGTTTGTAGATAGGAGATAATGGCCTAGGTGTTCATCACTTTGAGGTACACCAGCTGAAGATGAGGCCATATTGACTGTAGTGGTTTCTCCTCCTCCTATTGTTGCTGAATTTGCTACTGAATCATTATTTTTTCCCCAATATAAAGATGGTGATTGTTGAAGATCTGGATGAACTATGTAAGCATAATCTCCTGTTATATTAAAAATATAACCTCCTTGAAATTGAGATTTTACATCTATATTAACTATATTATCACCAGGAGGTGTATGAAATAATGTTCTAGGTTCCATGTAAAAAGAAACAGCAAAATTATCGTTTTGATCAAAATTAAAACGTTCATCATGGTGTACTAATATCCTTGATCCTGTTGTGCTATTAAAAGTTATAGAAGGAAATTTATGATGATCATCTCCTAATGAAGATGTTTGAAAATTTACTTTTTGATATTTAAAAGTATTACGAAAATAACTATCATCTATTTCTTGTATATCAGTGTGAGTTGAATATGTTTTTTGTGCATTTGGGTTAACTGTTCCTTTTTTCCAAAAGACTTTATATTTTCCTGTTTCTGGGTGTTGGGGATCTATAAGTTTAAGAGCATAATCTTCAAAAATACTTAAATCATAATTTTTAAATCCTTCTATAGGATCTAATCTAAAAACATTTGAACGAACATCTGTTGGGTAATTACTAGTATTAGTACCACTAATTATAAGATTACCATAAGTATCATCTACTATTTCATGATTACTTGAAGATAAATAAAAAGAACCAGGTTTTATTTCTTGTCCATATAACCCTGTAGGTATTGAAATAATATTTGCTTTTTCATATAAGTTTCTTTTATGTTTTAAATAATTAAAACTTCCTAATAAATTAGCATGGTTTGTTAAAAAATTTCTGTAAAAAAGATGATCAATTTGATTATATTTAATTACATTTTTAGTATCACCTCCATAAAAAGCACTAGATGAACTATATAAAGAAATAGACTCTGAAGTCCATTGTGTACTATAATATGTTACTCTATTTGAAGCAGCTGAAGAAGAACCATAAGAATATTGTTTATGGGCATTAAAAGGGACTATTGCATAGTCTTGAGCTGTGAATTTTTTATAAACTGATGACATTCAGGTGACATTTTTAAAAGTCTAATTTAATTCTAAATAGGGCTTCTTTTGTTGGATCTTTAGCAATTGGTTGACTCATTTTAGCAACTGCTAATAAATCATTATTATCATTATATAATCCTACTGTTGTTATATAAGTTCTTGGGTTATTTATCATACTAGAAAATTGTACATTACCATTTTCATCTTGGAATGTAGGATTTGTTGTATAATTATATTCAAAGTTTTTAGCTCTAACAAAATAATATTGTGATGTAATTGTTTCTTCACTATCAACAATAAAATGACCTGCTCCTGAAATAGCATGGTAAAGTCTTTCAGGATTATTATCAGTATTTGTACTTAATCCTGTGTTTCTACCAGGATATAGTTGAGGGTAAAGATCTTGAGATCCACCATCTGATCCTGAATCAAAAGCGTCAGGGTTTAATAAAATAAGTCCTGCATCAGGATAAAATAACCCAAAAGATGCACTTCCTCCTACTTGTTTTATAGTACCTCCTACAGCTACTCCATTAGAACCTGATACTATATTAAATTGTCTTCCTATATTTGTTAATATAGCTTGACCATTTGATGTAATACTATCATCTGTAAGTTTTGTTACTCTTTTTGTACTACCTACTCCTGTAGGGCTTGAACCTGATAACCATAAAGATAAAGTACTTAAAGCTAAACTATTTTTATATCTAGATCTATTTACATTAATTACATAAATATCATCTGGTACATGGGTACCAAATGTAAAGTTTTGATTTTCTTGCCCATAAACTAATTGACGATATTGACCATATACTGCTCTTGAAGCACCAAAACCAAAAGATCCTGTGTCATTAGTAAAATCAGGAGATCCTGATCCTAATCTATTTCCATAAGCTAAAGCTAATTGAACTTCAGCATCAGCAGATACATCTGTTTCTCCTGTTAAAGAATAATATTCAGGGTCTGGAGATTTATGGTAAACATTAAGATAATTCCATTTAGAGCTTGTTGGTGAAGTAAATGCTTGTAAAGAAGAAGTGTATACTTCTTGTAAATTATTTGTATTGTCAGACCATGTAGATGTTGTTAATTTATTTGTTTGAACACGGACATCTGTTTTATCGAATCTTGTTAAACTCATTTTTTATTTTTTAATTATTAAACACCTGATGAAGGAGTTACAGAAGTATCTGTACTATCTCCAGTTGTTTTAAAGTTTGTTACGTTTTTAGTTAATGTAATAGGGATTGTTACTCTAGCGGAAGTAGTCATACCTTCAATTGTTAAGGTAGTTGTTAATTCACTATGAGTCCCAAATAATGATGTTGCACTTTTAGCTGTTAAATTAAGACTATTACCTACTACTGTTACACTTTGTGCTGTTGTATTAGTAGTAGTAGTTGATGTAGCTGTGTTTGTAGTAACAGCAGAAGGACCTGTTCCTTCAACTAATTGTAGTAACCTATTATCTGCTATTGTATATCTATATCCTCCTGGTTCTGGTAAACCACCTACTACTCCATTATAATTATGTGTTTGTGGAGTTATTGCTTTAGAAGCTCCTACAGATAATGTTACTTTACTCATTCCTATAGAGATAAATGGAATAACTGATGTTCCCTCTTCAAGAGTTACTAATTTATATCTCATAATATTATTTTCATCTGGTATAGCTTCTGTGATTGCCATGTTTTCAATAGCTTCACCTGAATACTGAGAACCATTTGGGTGGTTTTCATTAAATAAAGTATAATCGATTTCATCATCTGCTAATGCAAATTGTGTTATATTAAAAGCTCCTATACCTCCTTGTGCTAGTAATTCTCTTCCTTTTTTGGTTAAAATTGCATCTACTGTGATGCTTGTGTTATCTAAATATCCCATTGTTTGTGTGTTTTGTTATAAATATAAATTGTTTTCAAAAATATTGATTTTTATATAGGTGGTACTCTTTTCTTTTTAGTTGTTCTATTTATCATACCTGCTTTTTCTAAATAATAATATAAATTTATTTTTACTGCTTCATGAGTATATTCAGGTATAAGTACTGCTCCTGCTCCTCCTATACCATCAAATAATTCTGTTGTTTTATCTATGTCAGCTATAAGTGTGTGATCTTTATCTAAAAACGAAAGTTCATATTGAAAAGATCCTGAAAAATTATCAGAATTACTTATACTATTATCATATGTTTCTGTAAAATTATGTACTCCAGTAGAATTATGATTTATTCCTGCATTAGCTGATAAATTTTCATGTGGGGTTCCAGGTCCAAATACAAATGCGTTTTGTCTTTCTTCTATTGTTGTTTGGAATTCTGAAGTTTCAATAAGATCATATACATATCTATTAATTCCTTTACTAGGTAAAGGTATTGAAGGTTTAAATTGTGGTGAATTTTTTAATTTTAAATATTTACCTCTTGGTCCTACAGTATTATATAATTTTCCTAAGTTATCTGCAAAATCTAAATATCCTGGATTTACGTTTCTATCTACTTCAAATGTACTTATACTCATTTCATCATTATTTCTTGAAAAATCTTTTGTACCTTCAAATAAAGTTAAATGTAACTCAGTTTCTTTAGAATGACTGTTTAAATATTGTACACATTGACCTATAAATAAACTTGCTGTTACTGAAGGATTTAATGTATTAGATTTATATATTCCATTTGATCCCCCAAAAGCAAGACCTGCTTGAGTGTTTTTTATATCTTGTATTTTTGGAAAATTAAAGTTTTTTACAGCTAATTGTGAGTTATTATCTTGTTTTATAAATTCTCTAGTAAATTTATTATCTATAAATTTTGTATTATCTCCTGAATAAAAAGGATAAAAATTAGCTCTAGGACCTGTTACTGGGTTTTCGTTATCTATTTTATTTGTTGTTCCAAATCTAAATCTAAGTTCTCCTCCTGCATGTTGAGTATATGCAGAGCTAAAAATATCACTTCCTGCATTTAAAGGTGCTGTTGTATCTAATAATGCTGTTTCATCTATAGTACCATATAAAGGACCTCGTGAAAATACACTATAAAGATCAACTATAGATCCTGATACTGTTGCAGTAGCTCCAGTACATGGTTCTAATTCGTCTGCACACCCATATAATCCTTGATCTCCTATATTAGAGTTAAATCCAAAAATTCTATCTGGTCTTTGAATAGATCCAGAAACAAAATCATATAATGCTAAAGGATTAACTATAGTATGTTGAATATTAGAATCAAAAGCAACTCCCAAAGCATCTGTTTGTGTACCTGTTAATTCAGTTCCATCTTCATCCATTCCAGGTAAAGGACCATCTGCTGCATTATATGAAAATGATTTTAATAACCATCCTTTATTCATTTTTACATGATACTCAGATTTTAAATTATTTTGAATATAATTATCTAATATTTTAATATTAAATTTTCCAGATGTAGGAAAATCAGTAGTTACAAATCTATGGAATGCTTCAAAATCTTCAGTTTCTTTATCTAATATTTTAACTGTATCATCATCTAAATTTATTAATAGTATTTTGTCTATACCAATATATGAATGATTTTTTATTCTTGCAAATATATCTTCTTCTTCAGTACCTCCTACTATAGTGTTTGTTATATAAAGAGCTGTTGTTTTGTTAGATACATTTGGAGATTTTCCAAAAGTTATATCTCCTTTCCAAGGTTCTAAAGGAGGATACTCACCTATTATAAAATTAGTACCAATTTTTAGATGTCCTACACCTGTTTCTCCACCACTAAAACTATTAAATTCATTAATTTTTTTACCTAAAGTTTTACAGCCTTTATATCTTGGTCCTGCCCAACTTTGTAGATCTAAAACAGAGTCATTAAATTCAACACTATAAT